ATCATCGGCAGAAGTATCTACCTTCAAATAATTTTTTACCTCGCTTAATGTCCAAACCTCTAAAGATGGTTGTGTCGTTACTTTCCAAGCCATTGTACATTTTTTAAAGAAGGGATGGATATTGCTACCCATCCCAATTTTTATTTACTAGGTCAACTTGTTGGCTAAGTGCTTAATGGCAGCAGCCTGTAAAAGTTTACCGTCATATCTTGCATATAGTAAAAAGCCTAACTCCATTTCATCCATAAAACGCTCACGCAATGGCACTAAAACATTGTTTGATACTTGACGAATAAGGTATTTAGACCAATCACCGAAGTAAATAATCTTTGCAGCAGTTGCCTGTGTAGCAGTCAAATCATTGTTTACATAGAAATTGTAACCTAACAATCTATCAGGAATACCGTCTCTCAATGATGGTTGAAATAAGGTTGTGTTACTATTGTCTAAGTTTAGTTTTCTTACTGCACTTAAAATAGTGTCGTTCATCATAAATGCAGCTGATGGACTGTTTCTGTAAGCAATGTCAACCGAATGAATAAGGTCAACTAAGTTTGATGCAGTAAAAGCCGTTTGACTTGCAGATACAGCACCCTGAGTAGTGTTAGCAGAAAAACCTGTTGGCTTACCAGAACCATCACCCGAAGTAAACGCTGTGTTTAAACCTCTACCTAAACGCTCACCTAACATAATAGGTAACTCTGTGTTCAATAGACCGAACTCATCATTAGCCCATTCTACAGATACCTTTACCAATGTGTTAATAACGTGGGCAGCGAAAGTTTCGCGTGTAAATGTCATATCCTGCACGGTTACCGCTCCACCTTCAGTATGCCATGAACCAGTTGTTCCGGTATCATTTACTTTTGGGTAGTACAAAGTACCTGCCTGAGGAGTAGTAATAACACGAGATACCTGTAACATTGGACCGTAGTAAGCCATTGTCTTTTCAAGCTCGTAGGAGAATTGGTAAGGAATAACAAAACCACCAGCCAAGCCACTTTCGGAAGTAGTAATAGTTGCCGTTCCTCTCATCTCTTTAAGCAAAGATTGATCCTTGCTACTTAACTCTCTTTTGGCAATAGCTTTCATGAATGCTACTTGATATTCAGGAGACTTAACAATCTCTCTTTTATCAGTTGGCAAAGCAGCGATACCTTCCTCAATTTTACTAACGCCTCTTTCTTCAGCGTTAATGTCGTTCCATCTTTCAAGTCTTGAAATCTGTTCCGTATAGTTTTTAAAGTTAGCATCTGCTGCGTCCCATTGTGCCAATTCTTCGGCATTCATTAGACGTCCCTCGGCTGATGCTCTCTTTTGCAAGTCTTCCATTATCGCATAATCGGAAGCCCGCTTTTCTCTCAATAGCTTAGAGTTCATTATTTTGTTTTTAAATTTAATAAATGCAGGGCGTTCCTGCGTAACTCATTCTGTATATTAATTTCTGACTTAACAGATATATCAATCACAGCTTGTAATTCTTGATCTATAGAACCTTTCTTTTCATCGTAGCTTCTTTTAGCAACCATTGTGTCAGGGTTGGCGGGATAAGTTACCGGTGAAACATCATATACTTTTTTAATGCCTCTAATAACTCTTTTAGGTTTCATACCTTCCCTTTCTTGCCAGTCTTCAGCTTCTACGCTAAAAGCAAATGAAGATTGATAAACATCGCCACGTTTAACCATTTCTAAAAGGTCATTACCTAAAGAAGTATTTGGTGCCTCGAAGGAATATTCTAAAGCATTACCAGTAAGATTTAATTTTAAGGTACCCGATTTAGTTCTTGCCAAAACCATATTAGCGTCATGATTAAATAATGCTACCACGTCCGAAAAATCAGAATTTTTAAATACGTCCGCACTCATTTCTTCATCATACCAACCCATATCATAAGCAGAATTAAAAACAGTTGCAGTTCCTACAATCGTGCGAGATTCTGGCATTGCCCTAAACTCGTAATTTATACTTCTCTTTTCCATTGTTTCTTCTTTTGACCTTTCGTCCATTATTTTATTAGCAGTTTTTTCTGCCCAGGGCAACATTGTTGAACCACCCCAAGCATCGTACATTATTGAACCGCATATTTCATTATCATCTTCATCAAAATATTTGCCTTGATCGTACACTTTAGCGCGACTTAAAAAGCTATATGTTCTAATCACCTCATCCTCACTTAATGCCTCTTTGTTTGATAATTGCCTTGCTCTTGTCCAACCTACAGATGTACCACATTTAGATCCATTCTCTTCTTTATGCTTTAATGCTTTCTTTGCTGCATTAGTAGCTGATTGAGGGTAATTACTGTATGGCATCCGTTGTAGGTTCTATTTTTATATTAGAAGCTAAAGGCAATTCATAACTATCTCCACCGGTGTAAGGATTCATATTCTCCTTAATTCTTATTTCATTAGGTGACATCGCCAGTACATTTCGCATAGTTGTATAATAAGAAGATCTCGCTGCAACGTCACCGCGAAGTAATCCATCAAGATTAAATCGAGTGCTATACTTATCTTTCTCAACCTCAAAAAATATCTTTCTATTAAACTCTGATTCTATCGTTTCGCATAATGGCATAATGGTATAATTGACAAACATTTGGCTCAACTGTTCCATATTGCCAAAAGTAGCTTTATCCATATCTTCCAACAAAACACCTGGAACACCCGTAATGCGTGCTATATCGGAAATAGTAGCTTTCTTAGTTTCGTTAAATGCAGCATCCGCAGGATTAAGCCCAACTTTTTGAAAGTCCATTCCTTCCTCTAAAATGGCAGTACCTCCAGCATTTTGACTTCCACCAAAAGCACGATTGAAACTACCTTTTAATCTGTCGTATGCTTCATTGGTTAATCTTCCAGGATGCTTTAAAACACCGTTTAAGTGCGCACCATTTTTATAAAAGTTGGCACCGTAATTTCTATTAGCTAAAGCAAGCCCAAAATTGTCACGGTGAATGTCTGGCACTAACAACGCCTTAACTCCATCCCATGCAAGATTTGGGATATAAATAATATTTTCGCTCCTGTATGTTTTATTATTCTCTTTATTTTTAAATACAAGTTCATTCCTACTATTATAACTCATCTCCATTTTTGTAGGATTGAGAATAGTAAAACTATTTATTCTTGTCGTTATGCTATTTCTATTTATCGACGCGTAAAAAGCACCATGTGATAAATAGTGAAGCACCATTGTTTTATAAAAAGTGTGAGAGGTATATAAATCAGACGGCTCTCTTGCAATTACTTTGTAGTTAGGATGATCTTTTGCTATCCTTATAAATCCATCGTCCTGTTTTTCGATAATATCAAAAGGAATGGATGCAATAACACCTCCAAGTATTTGAGTAGCCCGATAAAATGCAGGAAGTCCTATAATAGAATATTCATCTACCGCAACACCAGCAGTAGAACCTCGCTGAAATAATGCGCCTAAAGTATCACCGTTTAAAGGAGTAGATGGATTTTCAATACTAGCTCTAGTATTAGAAAAAAAAGACCGCATGGAGTTAAATATTCCCATGCGGCAAATATAAATCAGATAAGTATGAAGTTATGGATTTTTGGTAACAGATTAAACAAAGCGAATTGTCATATAATTGCTTTTTGCTTTTCTGAAACTTTCATAGGTTTTATATTTTTCATCAAGTCCAAATGTATCTCTTTCTTCCTCTAATTTTATCCATGCTTCCTGATGTGTACGACATTCTCCCGATAATTCATAAAATCTATTGAAATATCCATCGGTTGAATTAATTTGCCTGACTTGTTTAGCGTAATCCTGTTTAGTCATTAACTTTTCCATAATTGATATTTTTTAGTTTTTCAATTAGGTACATTTCTATAACATTAATAAACCTTGTTGTCGTTCACCAGAGGTGTAAATAGTTGGTTTATCCTCTACCATGATTTGAGCGTATGCCATTACCATCGCTACAGGCCCATCCACTTTTTCAGTTGACTTCGCTTTATCTATTTTAATATTTCCTGCAGGGTCAAATCTAAGCATAACGTTTGACATCATCCACTCCATTACTGGATTTCCATCATGTGTTATCTCACTTGATAAAAACATCTTTTCCACCTCTTTAGTTGGTGCAGACATAGAAATAAAACCCTGTCCGAAAGGCTTCATAGTTGCTCCATCATTTGTAAGCTGTATAACTAACTGCGAGGCATTCCATCGGTCGAAAGCTATGCACTCGATTTTATACTTTGCCGTTAATTCAATTACTTTAGCTTTTATAAAGTCGTAATCAGTAACATTACCGTCTGTCATTACTATATCTCCATCTTGAGCCCATTGGATGTAATTTACACCGTCTGAAAGAGATCTTTCTCTAACGTTATCTTCCGGACAAAAGAAATAGGATTTTATATGTGGTTTATCAATTCCCTGTTGTACGGGAAAACAAAGAACTAAAGCCGCAATATCTCTAGTCGATGCTAAGTCTAATCCTGCAAAGCATTTTTTATTATAAAGTATGTCATCATCTAGTTTTAATCTCGTAGCCTCAATATAACTATTGGATATCCAAACACTGGAGGTAGTTGTCCAAACGTTTAAATTCTTAGTCATGAATTGTATTTGCTTTGCGGCCCCTTCGTTCAATGCCTTTTGGAATTGGTCATCCATGTAACTAATGTACGGAGTGACCCCAAGATTAGGATTGGATTTTGTCCAGTTCTTTTTATCCTGCCAGTCGTCGCCTTCGTCTAAGCAAAAGAGCAAAGGAAAAACCGATTCATCTACTTTTCTTTTTTCCAAAATATCAACCATTACTTTTCGGAATTGGTAACATGGTGATTCTCGGTTAAATCCTGCAGTTGTAGTAATAAGAAGTAATGGCTGCGTTCTAGAACCCATACCCGTTTCCATTACTTCCAAAACGTCACTTGTTTTATGTGAATGATATTCATCTATACCTGCAAAGTGTGGGTTTAATCCATCAAGGGTATTGGCATCAGCAGATACAGCTTCAAATTTTGAGTTAGTTGACGGGACGTTGCAGTTATATTTTAAAACATTAACCAACTTATTAAAAGTTCTTGAATCTACCTTTAAAGATTTAAGAAATACCTTTGCCGTATCAAATGCTATTCTAGCCTGATCCCTCGTAGTTGCAGCCGTATAAACCTCCGCTCCCGTTTCGTTATCACATAGGAAACAATAAACCGCAATGGCAGCCGCTAACTCTGTTTTACCGTTCTTTCTAGCTATTTCAAGATAAGCCTTTCTAAATCGCCTACCTCCTTCCTTTCTTTGCCAACCAAACAGGACTTTTATAAAAAACTCTTGAAATGGTTGAATATTAAACCTTTGTCCAGCATATTCACCTTTAGTATGCCTAAGAGCTGATATAAAACCAAAAGCCCTGTTGGCGTGGGCTTCGGAGTAAACATAATCCCATTTTTTATTTTTCAAATCATTCAAATGTCTTTGAACGGCTAATCTTGCATAATTACCTAAAATTAAATTTCCCGAAACAACATCCTCAATAAATTTCATTTAGTCGCTTTAACCTCAATAGCAATAAATCGAAATAGAAATAGAAAGCTAACAAATCCAATAGCCTCCAAATAATCAATATAATCAAACCAAAAGAATTTTATAAACAACCAATTCCACAAATAATAGAATGGCACTGATAAAGCCGTTATCATTATAGCAACTACTATTATAAAAGTCAATGTTTCATAGATACTTTGTTTCATTAGTTCATTTTTAAAAGTTTAGCTATCTCATCCTCTTCTTCCTGACTTCCATTACTAAAATACTCTAAAGTTAACCTAGACTTCGGATCTAGCCCTAAAGTTTTAGATAATTCAAGAAATAACTCAAAACTTTGCTTAAATGCAGTCCATTCGGCACTTACCTGCCTTGCACCGTTCGGATGAACCATAACTGCACCGTCTTTGCTTAATAAATCAGCATTGTGCAATAAATGACCTATAGCCCGCGCTGCTATTGAAAGATAAATTTCATCAACTTGTTTTCCTGCTTTGTGAATGTGTAAGTGTTCACGAATTCGATTATAAATTCTTAATTCGCCAGCATCAAGTTTAAACATCGGCTCACCAATTTCGCCCGGTGTAAATGTTTTAATTCTGGAAACATTCAAAGTACCCTGAAGGGCTTTTGTTTTATTGCTTTTGCTTTGCATTTTTCGTGTGTTTTGTGAATGATTTGGGATTCAATGCGAACCCCCTTATAGGGATTGAATTTA